TACTTCTTCTTGAGAGGTATCCACACGCGCTGCCGCTCGATAATGCCAGTTACAGCATGAGCGCGGGCTAGCTTATCACGGTCAGGCTGGAAAGGCAATACCGGCAACTTGTTTAGCTTGAGGTCCTGAATTAGGGACTGACCCGAAGCTTTGTTCTCGATGACCATCTTGTCTGGCCTGAATGCCTCGTACTGTTCTTTGGCAATGTTGCGGAGTTGGGGGAATGTCCACCGACCCTTCACCTGATTGAGCAGGATGGCGTTGGGCTCTTGATACTCGTAGCCCTTCTCATCCGTATATGTGAGGTGGAAGATGCCCCAAGTCTGGATCACGGAGTAGTCGGCTGTGGCCTTAGTAGAGAAGGCGGTGTCGAGGGTCTGGATAATTTCATCGCACTCGGGCGGGTCTTCCTCGTCCCAGTCTTGGAAGTCTTCCTTGTTGAAGACGTTGCCATCGTCACCGACCGGGGTCTGCATGTAGAGGGCGCCCCAGTCGGAGCGGGCCAGACTCTCTCGGGTAGCCGTCAGGTCTTCCATGGTGATGTATTCGGGCCAGTAGGAAGTGGCCTCTGGAAGCATGAGGTAGTCGGCGGCAGGCTGGTCAAGGATGGCCGGAATAGAAATGATTTCCCACTGATCGACCTTGCCGTTACGGGCAGCCTTGTCTAGGAGGAAGCCCGACAAGTCCTTGACATGCCACCGGGTATTGACGAGGATGATCCGGGAATCGGGCAGCTTACGGGAGCGGAAGCCCGGCCCATACCAGTTGTTGACGCGCTCGCGCTCGGTGTCGGACTTGGCGGTCTGTTCCGAGAGGGGGTCATCTAGGATGCCCAAATTGAAGCGGTAGCCTGCGATGGACTTGCCCGCGCCTGCCGGGAGGAAGGAGCCGCCCGCCGTCAGCTTCCAGCCGGTGACGCCCGACATGTCGTCGCGGATCTGGACGCCGGGGAAGATTTCGAGGTACTCGGTGGAGCGGACAAGGTCCCGGATGCGGCCCGAACATTCGACCGCCTTGTCCGTGGTATGTGAGATCCACATGACGCGCCAAGTCGGGTTGCGCCCGAAGGACCACGCGGCGAACAGCATGAGAAGGACGGACTTCATGGAGCCCGGCGGCAGGGCCAGCATGAGGCGAGGGATGGAACCTTCCTCAACGTCAGCCAGCGTGGCGGCGATGGCTTGAATGTGCCGGCCATCGCGGTAGTCGTTGCCGTCCAGCATAAGGTGAGCTAGCAGCTTCACGAAGACGTAAAAGTCGTCACGCGCTTCGATGATGGCCTTCTGATGGAGGGCCTCTGCTAGCTCCGCCTTGAGTTGGAGGAGAGCGTCCGGATTAGTGGATGCGGAGTTTACGCTCAAGATCCGGCTCGGCTTCACGCAGAATGGCAGTCAGTTCGCCAATCCGCGTATCAAGTTCTTCCTTGGAGTGGATAGTCTTGTGAATAATTTCCTTCTTATCCACAAACATACCTAGGTACTTGGCAAGGTTTTCCATGGCGCGGTTGGCATTGGTGAAATCACCGGTTTGCATGGCCGCCGTAGCAATGTCGTTGAACCATTTGACGACGTCTTCGACGTTGATCTTCATGCGAGCTTTCTCCTCAATTTCGAACGCAGTTACTAGATCGTGGAAGTGCGGAAGGGCTAGGTTCTTGTTGGCAATACGAAGCAGGATGTTGTAGTTGCCACTGTCGTATCCGGCGAGACGGGCCGCGCCGCACTTGTTGGTTCGCCCATTAATAGCGTACTGGCGGGCGAACTCAACTTGCTTAGGCGTCAAATTCTTAAAGCGTTCCACCTTGTCCCAATGCGCGTGCCACGTCTCGCGGAGTTGGTCCTTGATGGAACGGATCGCCTCCACATGTTGTTTGGTGACGGTACGCTTGGGCTGGTGAATGTTGAGTTCCCGCAGTTCGCGACGGTACTTGCGTTGCCGCATGCCCTGAGAGGGGCGGTTCGGTTTGCGTTCACGATCCGCCTTCTCCTTCCGCTTCAGGTGGTCTGGCTTGGGCTTGGTCGAAACTTTGGGAACGTATGGTTCGTCTTCACTCATGCAGCTACTGTGTCCTCATCGTCAACGCGAACGATGGAAATGCGTGACCGGCCCTTCTGTGTAGGACTGCTGGAACGCCCGGCGCTGTAGAAGCGAAGACCGTAGCGTTCGAGGGCAGGCCTGATACGGCGGAGTTCCGCAGCAAAGCTATGGGAAGTTTGCGGCAGCTTCTCGCGGGGACCAATGTTCATTTCCAGTTGCCCGATCAAATCCGAATAAGTTCCAGAGAACTCCTTTTGCTTTTCCATCATACGCAGCATCGCAGAGGCCAGACCGTGGAACTCCAGCATCTGGCTCTCGGCTGCCGAACGGTTGCGCTTGTAGACTTCCATGAGGCGACCCTCGGGCCATCCGAAAGACTTCTCAGCAGCGACGGCCCACACAGCAAAGGCAGACATGCGCGGCTTTTCAGCCAGCACCACATTACCATAGTTCTGCGTAGCAATCAATGCAGCATTCATAAGGGAGCCCAGCAACTTGGCATGGTTGGCGTGGAAGGCATCCCAGAACTCACTGTCATCGCGGCGATGCTTGGGGTCGATGCGGGGAAGGTGAACGTGAATGGACCTGTCAACGAGGTCGCCCCGCTCAACAACGTCAGGAATGCCATTCATGGCGACGGGGCGGCAGACGCGGACTGCGGATTCTTCCGCATTGGTGTAGAGGGCACGACCGCCCTGCGCTCCGGTGCCGGTGCTGATAACGCAGAGTGCATCCGACATCTTGTTGGAGATGTGAGACACGTTGTCGTAGGCGAGGACGAACGAGTTGCGGACCATGGCTTGCAGGTCGCGCTGGTCCTCGGGCGGAGTACGCATGTCGAGAGCATGCGGATCAATGATGCGGCGCATCAGACGCAGGATGGTGGACTTGCCAGAGCCCTGCTCGCCTGAGATGGTGAGGACGGGGTAAGGGCCTTCGGGACGCAGGCAGCCCAGTAGCCAAGCGATGAGCAGCATGATGGCGTCTTCATCAGCAGCTACGAACTGCTTCAGCAGGGTCGGGAACTCGGAAGCGGGAACCGACAGGTCAGGCTCGACAAGCGGCAACATGCCTGCGCCACGAAGCATCCGGATGTGGGAGGGGCCGCCCGGAACCTTGGTGATACCGGCGGCGCTGATGTGCCATGCATCGTTGGCGTCGTTGCCAATGTCCAAATACAGGTCGCCAAGCTTACCGCCCACGCGAATGTAGTCCTTGACCTTCTGGCCCGACGAGCGCACCCAATGGGAGAAATATGTCTGGGCAGCAGAAGAGAGATCGCCGTTTGGCAGGTGCCCTGCCGTATCAACGCAGAATGCGCTGAACCAGCCCCGGAAATCGCAGTAGCCGGATGGCGCAATGGATAGGGTGCGACGGACGCCGGCCTCAGTGTAGTCGAGGAAGAGGCGTCCGTCCTCGGTGGTCCACGGTGTCAACTGTAGCTTCGCGTCGTTGAGGAGTTGGACGCGGTTGATCTTGTCGCTCATGGCTGCTCCTTGGCTAGGAGCCCACTATACGTATAGCGGTGAGGGTTGTCAACAAACTTCCCTCACCTCGCTCACCCCGGCTCTTCAGGCCACTCCACCGACCACGGGAAGCCTTCCTGCGAACTAACGTCCCGCAAAGCCTGCCGATACGCTGCCCACTCCGCCTTGCCTGTATTGTCGAAGGGCGCGTCATCTACCTGCGTCCAGTCGCACGCAGCCAGCTTGGCATTGCGTTTAGCCCTGATACGGGTAGCTTGCTCTCCGTCGAAGCGTGCCTTATATGCCGCTTCCTGCTCGGCAGCCGTAGCATCGGGAATATCGGTGAAGATGGGACCAAGCACATATTTAGTGTACCACTTGTCACCGATCTGCTCGACGCCTTGCCGCATGGAGTACTGGTAGACGGTGCCGCCGGTTGCCTGCGGGCCCTCGAAGATAACGTCATAGCCCCAAGCCGCATAGTCGATGACGGGCGGGAAGGAAGTGTTGGGGTGAAGCGCCCGGAACTGGGCGTCAGTGATGATGTGGCCAGTGGCCCGCTCTCGAAGTTCCATCATGTGTTCCTTACGCAATTGCCAAGAAGATATAGCTAGCGCCGTTGGTGTTCACGAGGTTGCCAGCGGCGTTGCTGAGTTCGAAGCCGCTCGCAGCCGTGTCCACCCAGTCAGTCGTGGTGACCTCGGCAGCGGTCGTGTTCAGCGTGAGATAAGGGTCGTTGCCTGCGACGATGCCGCGTGCGCTGTCCCACACGTACCAGTCGCCCGTGCTATCGGTGCGCTTGATGAGGACGAACCGCGCACCAGCCGCGAAGCCGCAGTTCACGACCTGGGTTGCGCCCGTGCCGGTGTAGGAGCCGACCTTACTGACGCCGGGACAGGAGGCGAAGAGGTAGGCGACGTATGTCTCGCCTGAAGTATTTGGACTAAGTTGGGTTGAAAAAGTGGAGGAAGTGGGCGTAGCGTTCCAGAAAAAAGCTGGATTTAGTAAAGCAGAAGCAAGATTTAAGTTTAACCCCGCTGCCGCGCCTAATGCGGAATGGTAAACAAACCAGTTTTGAGTGAATGCTCCTCTCCGCTTAACAAGCATAAACTCCGGGGGGACAGTTAACCCATGATTAATGTTCCTTGGATTTGTTCCATCCCCCGTGTAGCACACCACGTCAAAGAAGCCTGGGGCGCGACGGAATAGATAGTTGATGAAGGTGTTGCCCGACGCGTTGGCGATGGTGGATGTTGTGCCAACCTTGACACCATCCATCACATCCCAAGGATTGGCTTGCAGGATAGTAGTGTCTGCAGCAACTTCTACGGCTGTGCTGGACGTAACTAGATAGCCCGTGCCAGTGAGTCGTGAAGAAAACAGACTAGCCACAGCAGAACCACGGTTCTTAATCAGCACCGCGTCATCCGTCTGCCCGCCAGTCACCGTGGCGTTAGCGCCAGTACCAGTGCGCGCATTAAGCCCAAACACACTCGTCCCGGTCGTCGGGGTCCGCATCGGGCCGCGCCGGATGGCGATGTAGGTGTATACGTGTGCATTGTTTCCGGCTGTGTCTTGATATGTGAAACCAGTGGCGGTCGGTACAATTCCATCCGCTGTAGACTCAGTATTTGATCCGTTGGGAAACAGCGTTGCAGTGTTACTAACTGAAACCGGCATTCCTCTCATATTGTCATTTATAAACCAATTGGTAACAGCAGATGAGTTTTTAATGATAATAAATTGCGGTTCGTACCCTAAATTTACAGTTGCACCGGAAGCTACATTGTTAAACGACCCGCAGCTAATCACATTGTCCGTGCCGGTCGCGCCAAAGCCGCCCGCATTGTGTGCGAAGAGGTAGGCGACGTAGGTGCCGCCGCTGGCGTTAACGGTTGCGTCCGTGCCAAGGCTGAACACGGTGTCGGTCGGCGTCGTGCTGTTCCAGCGTGTCGCGCCGGTCGCCACCGCATCAGTTCTGTTGAGCACCATGTACTGCGTGTTAGCGAGACTACGGTGATACACCTGCCAGTCGCCAGTCGCGTCCGTCCGCTTCACGATAATGCAGCCCGGCACGGAGCCGAGGTTGTGCGCGATAGTCCGGTTCGCGCCATTACCCGTGTAGGTCACAACGTCGAAGAAGCGCGGCTGCTCGCGGAAGGTCCAGGAGGCGTAGGTCGCCGCGTTGGTGTTGATGTTGGCAAGCGAGCCGATGCTGAAGCCGTTCGCAAGAAAGCCAGTCAGGCCCGTCGATTGCGTGGTTTGGGCGGCGGTGGTGTTGGACGCGATGTCAAAGGTTGCACCGCGTGCGGTGTCGTACAGGGCATGATCGGTTGCGCCGCTGCGGCCCTTCATCCAAACCAGGCCGCCTCTGCTCGCCAGATCAATTCCGTTGGTGATCGTCTGCGTGCTGCCGGTGCCCGTGTAGAGCCACGTCGAGAACACATCCTCGATGAAGTTGGCGTCGGCGGAGGAGCCGAGGAGGGATTCAGCGAAAAGCATTAACGGGAATCCTTGATAGACTGGACACCGCGCCAAATAGTGCCGCCGTCGTCCGTGATGAAGACGAGGACGTCGGTGCCGCTGGTCGTGAGAGTGGGCGCCGTGCCGCTGGGCCACTTGACAGACGACTGCCACGTTACAGTATGGGCGCCGCCGTTGGTCAGTTCGAGGACCACGCCTGCGGCCACCGTGCTAGTGGGCGGGTTGGCGAACACAAAGGAGGAACTGCCGCTCACTTCAGCAGAGAAGAAGTTGGCCGCGCCCAGATCGAGGGTGGTGGTTGCAGAGACGTTGGTAAGCGACACCTTGGCCAGCGTGTAGCCTGAGATGGCCGCCAGTGCGTAGGTGCGAAGCTGGGCTGCCGTGGCACGCCGCGTACCGTAAGCGGAGACTGAGACTTGTGAAATTTCGAGAAGGTCTGTAGCCACCACCGCCGAAGCAGTGGTTAGCTGGCTAATCTTATAAGTTGCCATGAAAACCCCTACTTGCTATCCTTCATGGATTGCACCCCACGCCAATTCGCGCCAGCGTCATCCGTGATGAAGACGAACACATCAAAGCCACTAGCTGTCAGCGAAGGCGCCGTACCGCCTGGCCACCGCACCGTGCTAGGCCATGTGACCGTGGCCGCGCCGCCATTCTGAAGCTCCAGCACAAAGCCGCCAGCAGCGCCGCCCGTGCCCACAGCCGAGACAGGCGGGTTCGCAAACACGAACGTCGTGCTGCCCGCTGCCCGTGCCTGGAAGAAGTTGCCGTCCAGCAGGTCCAACGTAGCCGTAGCCGACACGCTACCGCGCGCCACCAAGAGCAGCGCATAGTCGCGGAAGGTCGCCCGCTGGAGCGTGTTGTCCTGATAGTTCTGGAGGCCCGTGTACGTACCGGCGCTGATCGAGACAAGCGAATTAAAGGTCGCACGCCCGGCCACCGTGAGGCCCTGCTGATCCGCACTCGTCGTGATGGTCAGGGCGCCGGTCATGGTGTCACCGGCCTTCAGAACACGCTGCCCAACCGAGACCGAGACCGCGTTGACCTGCACCTGAAGCGTCGAAACAGAAGCCGACACTGCCGCAACACGAACAGTGAGAGTCGACACCAAGACAGAGACCGCGTTGACTTGGACCTGAAGAACGCTTACAACATTGTTGACCGAAGTAATCGCCGCCGAGAGAGGACCGGCCGCAGCACTGACCGTACTCACGCGAACTTCGAGAGCCGACACCACGTTGTTGGTCGAGGTGATGGCCGCAGCGTTCGTAACACCCGTAGCAGAAGCTGCGCTAACCCGGATTTCGAGAGCCGACACCACGTTGTTAAC